TGATCCAAGAAACAAAACTGACTGGTCTCTATTTTGACTGATATCGTTTGGCGACCGTCACCATGATGGTGCTGTCGATCTCGTTTTCAGGTAGAGGCGAGTTCAGCTTCGAGTTGAAAGCATGAAGTTGTTTGCCTACATCCAAGAGCGTCATGTGACTGTCCACAAGAGCCAGTGCATACCGCAGCAACTGATTGTTCCTGTTGCCAGAGGTGATGCGTTGAGCGAACCATCGCTCCAGATTGTCGAAGGATTGGACTTGCTGGAACTGTTGTTTGTAGGCTTCGTTCTTGCTGGTCTTGGGAATGAATGCAAGAGCATCGAGAGTCTCACCTTCCATATTGTAATGGTAGGTTCCTCCATCAAAACTCTCCCACTTACGTGCTCGCTGATTCGCAGCTTCATCGATCTTGAATGGTAACCAGCCCATTACATTATCCATGAACTCTTTGTACTCATCGGAGTCGAGTTCCAGGATATAGTTGATGGGCAAAACCATTCTGAATCGATTGGCTTCGGTAGTGTGCCGTTTAGTGGTATAGGTCATGAACTTGTAATCCTTCATCAGTTCATGAACACTTTGCAGTGTGCTTCCCTCATCGACATCGAGCACGAGCATGTTGAATCCTGCGAAGACATTCTCTTCGGCACGATGCCCTTGCTTAAAGTGATGATTGGTCCAGTGCATTCCTGTTGCTTGGGTCAGGCTGTGTAGTTGATCGAATGGTGCGGTCTCACAGAGATAGTTATAGGCCCAGTGATCGGAATACGAGATAATCAATTCATCGAGATTGGTTTCTTTCAAGGTCTCACCCTTGAAGAATTCAATCCCATCGATGAATGACTTCTTGATGATGATGTGCTTTTTATAGCCCCATGCTGTTGCCAGCGTCATCAGCTCGTTTCTCGCAGCATTGCCGGACTTGTAAAATGGCAATGCCTCCAAAAGATCGGCGTGAGTAACATCCGTATCGACTGCGGCAATATACTTTGCCAGCTTCACGTAGGTCTTTTCTCTGTTGAGAATGGTCTGGAAAGCAAAACCGCTTTCTTCAACCAATAGGATCGCAGACATGAGATGTTCTTCAGCAATCTCCAGACTCTCGTCGATGAATGCAAAGGCGCCAGCCAACTTCAATGCTTTGAAATAGCGATGACCCAACTCAGCTTTGCGAACCTCTTCATGATCAGCCATCTTGTCAGATGCCTTCTCACAAGCTACTCGATACTCAAGTAGCCTTACTGCCACAGCATCTTCGACTGTGACTTTCCAGCCAAACATGGCTGGATCAGCGAGCTTGTGAAACAACTGTGCCCACTTATTCACGATGACATTGTTGGCAGGTTGCAGGAGACGAGCATAGATCTCCGTTGCTGTCATGGTATTGAATGCCTTGCGATTCTGGTGGCCATTGCCGAAGATGCAACGACGAGCATAACCAGTCTCAAGAAACGAGTAGAACTGTTCTTCAGTCTGACCACCATCAAGTAGCTTTCCGGGAGTACCGAATAGTAGCATGTTGGTTGGGGTCTTACCATCCAGTTCTTCATTTCGTTGGTTCTCGGCAGTGTTCTTGGTAAGCTTCTGCTTCACGAGTCCTTGATCGTAAAGCTCCAAGAATAGAATCAGAATGTCCACATTGCCGAGTAGGTTGGAACCAATCTCATCAATTTGAAGATTGATCGAGCCACAGTCTGCAAGAAGCAGTTTGTGACGCAATTGTTTGACGGCCGGTGATGTGCCTGAATCAAATGTGAATGGGTATGCTCCAGCACGTTTGAATTCGCTGTTCACCTTGTCGTACTCTTCCTGTTGGTCGCTCCCATTGCGAAGGGCACGATCGTTGGCGATGACCCACAGATTCTTTTCAGCGATTACCGGAAGAGTCTCCTCCATAAACCGTTTCTTGAATCCTTTGATGAACTCGTTCTCCATGATATTGACAGAGTAACCTTTGCCAAAACCAGAGTTCGCAAGTGCGAGTGCATAAATATTGATCGGGATTTCGCCACGATCTTTTGTGACGATGGTTGCTCGCATGTTGGCCGCTATCTTTCCTAAGAAATAAGCGACCTCTGTGCGAAAGAATCCTCGATCTGTGTTTTGGGTCTTATTGCATAACACTTCTACAATCTCCTCGATTGCAGGATGGTGTTTTACACCCGTCAGATCAATCATGGATGAACTTGTCCTTTGGAATTACGTTGAGATTTGGATGTACTTGTCTTTCTGTGTGCAAATGTTGAAAGCTGAACAATAGTTGCAGCGTTGCACTTCACCGGGAACAGTGATGACGATGCCTTTGCCACCCTTTTCATTCAACATGAACTGACGAGCTTCAGCGAGGCTCTCGAAGTTTTTGGTTGATCGTCCCGATGTCTTCTGAGGATCGGAGTAATACCTATACTTGGGGTCTGAACGCCAGAGTTCTTCATCGGTGCATTCAGGGATGGTCTTTTCAGGAGCATTCCTGTAACGAGTGATCAGATCGAGCTTACGCGAGATCCAATTCTCGGTCTCTTCCAAAGTCATCAACGGTATATCTTTGTGGAGCAGACGCTTCTGCGGATACTTCGGATTGGAACGAGCCAGCATCTTCTGCCAGTCGGTGAAGATGAAATTGATTCGGATGAAGTCTTCTGTAATCTTGTCAGGGTTCAGCCATTTGTAAAGACTGCCCTGCAAGCAATAGTCATCATCCTTGCCACCGTACAACCAAGTGTACGCTGAAGTTGATTTGGCGTCTTGTGGAATTCCCTCAGTTACCATATCAAACTTTCCGCCAATCGTGAAGCCCTTGAACTTGCGTATCGCACGCTGCTCAATGTAGATCAGGATTGGATCGGTCTTGGCTGCGATCTCGGCCGGAGTGGGATTGATGAGAACACGATTGATCATGTTCTCTGGATATCCCAACCTCTTCAAGCTGACAGCATAGCCTTTGGTCCAAGCCTTCTCGATGGAATCATGAATGGACTTGCCAAGGCCGGATGCGATGAGATCTTCAACATCCATCTGCTGTTCGTCATAAGGAATGCGGGGAGGCAATACGATGTGACGGATCGGCTTCATCAAGGTTGTGGCTGAGATGTAATTGTCTTCGGTCAGGTAGTCGTACTCGTCATGGAGTAGCCACACCGCCAAAGACAAAGAAATGTCTGAGCGATTTGTCACTATCATTCTTGCTCTCCTCAAATCAAAAAAGTAGGGTTGTAGCCTGTCATAACTACAACCCTTGTTACGGGTGATTGTTGCACGAGAATTACAGACCTGTGAGTGTTTTGCAAACACAGGAAACAACTCCCGCCTTTTTCAGTATGGACCAAACCAGAACAATGATTCCCATTACTTTTGCTCGGCCTCCGCAATAGCATCTTCCAGCTTGACTCGTGAGACAACCTGCATTCCACCAGAGGCGGGTGCTGTACGTTCCTTAGCTTTCAATCCCTCGGGTTCCTTGTGGAACTCTTCGGGAGTGAACTCGCCAAGATAGGTGATGTTGAGGATGATGCAATCCAAAATCTGGATTTCAGCGATCTCAACTTCAGCCTTCTTGACAAAATTCGCTTGGAGGATCTGTTGCGACTTGGCGATTAATCGCACGGGAATCTGTTTACCTTCATCTGCCAGAATTCCGTTTACACGGACGGCATTCACTTCTTCCGTTTTGACGTTACGGAAGATAACTTCACCTGTAATCAGGTGATAGTGATGTGTGGCTTGTTCCATTGGTGCTCCCATAATGAATTGAAGGGGAATTTCTTCCCCCTCACTTTTGAGTCGTGAGACTCAAAGAACAAACTTATGTGAAACTAACTTCGGTCCAACCTGTTATTGATGGTGTTCCCCCGCCATCAATATGGTTAACTGTTGCAGAAAAAGTTGCTCCGGCTGGAACCCAGAATCCTACCTGAGCAACACCATTGCAGCTATTCCAGACACCATTACCTACATGGTTAACTCCAGCAACAGAGTATTGAAGTTGATTGTCAGAACCAGTTGCTCCGGTCGATCCTGTGACAGTCATCTCAACTTCTTCAAATACGGCTTGAGAACCTGTATTTATGTAGACCGTTCCTGAGACGTAGGTTCCTATTTTATTGGTTCTGGTTGCATTGACAATACCCGTTGGACCTGTAGCGCCTGTGGCTCCGGTCGGTCCTGTAGCACCTGTCGGTCCAGTTGCTCCAACATTTCCCGTTGCTCCGGCTGGTCCTGTAGGCCCAGGAACCGTGCTCGCTGCTCCCGTTGCTCCTGTAGCACCTGTCGGTCCAGTCGGACCTTGTGGACCGGTTGGACCCGGTACAGTGCTCGCTGCACCTGTAGCCCCAGTTGCTCCTGTAGCGCCTGTGGCTCCAGTGGGACCGGCTGGTCCGGTGGGACCGGCTGGTCCACCGGGAGTTCCGGGTGGTCCTTGAATGACAGTTCCAACAAAGTCAAGTTGGAGTCCTTCCAGTGTTGATAGATCGATTGGAACAATACTCACTGCGTCACCCCCGGAATGATATTGAGTTGTGTGGTTGTGGATTGAATGATGAAGCCATTGCTCGATTGAAACTGAATATCGAGATCAGCTAGACCGATTGGCCAGTCTTTGGTCAGGTTGTGGCTGATGAAAACGAAACGACTGGTGAGTGGATCGGCCCATGAACAAGAGATGTTAGCGATCAATCCATCTCGGGTATTGTTTTTGTGGCGCCGTAGTTGAGCCTTTGGTGTCCATGTTGCTAGAACTCCATCAGCAACAGTCGTTGGGATCATCATCACGAAAGCAAAGGTCTGCCCTCGCTTGAAGCAAACTGGTGGGAACTCAGGCATGTTTACCTTTCTGGTTCTACTTGGATTGTGAATGTTTCTCCACGAGAGAGAAGACTTCCTTTTCAGCAGCACCATTTGGGATTGTCAGTTCATG